ATTCGATAATTCCTCTTATTCCAAATGAGATATACATGAGCTCCATTATGAACCTTGGCCAGTCCTTGTCTTTAAAAGCAAAGTATGACCAGGATGCAGTTGCTAGAACTGATAATGTCCAGCCAATGTATTGAATACTTGGATTGTTAGTTGTGATTATGTAAGTGCCTATAAAAGTGAATACGAATGCTATCCATCTAGCATATACTCCCAGGCATCATTATCTGTTTAATAAATTATAAATCCCTGAAACAATGGAACCCAGGAATATTAATATCCATACAGCTCCTCTTCCAAAGTTAATTTGTTTTTGTACTGATTGAAGTTCAGTACGCATACTCTTCATTTCTTTAACTAGAAAATCAATCTTAACGTCTGTGGCTGTTTTCCTAGCTCGTGACATTAATCTTCTCTTTTAATATTTTTGAAAAGGTCATTATAATAATCTTTCCAAAAGTTAATTACTTTCTCGTTAAAGTTATTAATATTCTTTTTGACCGCATTGTAATTTAATGGGTCAAAGTCTTTAAACATATTAGTATCCCACATAGTCGTCTCCGTTTGTTAGTTGTTAGTTATTAAATCCCAAGTTTGATTTGCTTCATTCCATTCATACTTTTGTCCATCTGTAGGATAAGCAACTGGTGCTTCCCAAAGACAAGTTGTTTCGTTTAGTGTCCAGCTATTAAAAGGTTTGGGTGGAATAAAAGCATCTCTTGTTTCATCATATTTGTAACCAATACCTGCAAAGTTTTTTCTAATATTTTTATTATAAGAAGTTTGTTTCCAAACATCTGCTGTTCCATAAAGATTATTTAAAAAATCTACACCTGCTTGTTCAGTTGTTGCAATATCGTTTGATACTACTTCAACTTTTTCAACAATGTTTCCTGTTCCTAATTTTGCAAAATGAGCCATTATGCTGTGTAACTCCCACTACTGTTAAATGTTAATATTGTATCTGTTCCATCTGTATCTACAGTTGGACTTCCTGTTGTTGTTCCAGAATAATTTGCTGTTGGAAATCTTAAAATAACAACTCCTGAACCTCCTGCGGTATTTGTTCCGTTTTCTGGGTCAGAGCCACCTCCACCACCACCAGTGTTTGCAGTACCTGGAGAACCAGCGTTGTTTCCAACTCCACCTGAACCATCACCTCCACCGCCTGTGCCTCCAGCACCAGCAATAGCATCATTAGAGCCATTGACGTTTGCGCCTCCGCCTCCACCACCTGCTCTTGTTACAGATGAACCTGTTATTGATGAAGCTAATCCATCACCGCCATAGCCACCACCAGCACCTACAGAACCAGAATTTAATCTATTACCTGAAGCTGCTCCAGCTTGACCTTCTTGACTTGCTCCTCCACCACCTGCTGCGGAAGCATCTGGGCCACCTCCAGCACCATCTCCACCATCAAAACCTTGATTAGCAGTTCCTGCTCCACCAGTTCCTGAACTGTCATAACCAGCACCTGCACCGCTTCCGCCTGAACCTCCTGAACCTGTGTTAGATGAGTTATAACCTCCACCAGTTGATGTGATTGTAGTAATATCTGAACCTGAAATTGAACTGTCATTTCCTGCACTAGAAGAACCTCCAGCACCTACAGTTACAGTATAAGTTGTTCCATTAGAAAAAGTTAAAGCAGTTTCAGATGAACTGTTACGACCTGATGTTTCATTGTTATATGAATTTCTATATCCACCAGCACCACCGCCACCTTTTCTTGCTGAACCTCCTCCAGCGACTACTAAAAAGTCTGCTGAGTAAGTTATTGGTTCTAAAGCTTCTGTACCTTCATTTGCGGCTTCAGTTGCTAACCAACCTTGCGTAGCATCAATGTAAGTTAATAAAACACTTTTTCTTTCTGTTGTAAGTCTAAGATTAAGAGAGCCACCATTTATATTATTTGAATTTGGATTTATTGTTAATGTATTGGTGTCAAAAGTTCCTGCGTAATCTACTATTTGAACTTGGTCTCCAGCACTAGGAGATGCAGGAAGTGTAACTGTAAATCCTGCTGAAGTAGTATTACAAGGATAGCTTTTTCCAGCTTCGGCAGTAAATGCTGTCGTTTGAACGGATTGCAAAGCAAGACCACCAACTCCAGTAGGTAAAGCAGTAATATTAGAAAGAGAGTTATTATCAATTCTCCCAGCATCAAAAGTTCCTGTAGTTACTTTTGCGGTATCTAAATTAGGAATTTCATTTGCGTCTAGTGTGATTTTCTCATTATCTATCTGTCCACCAGAACCGATAAGATTTGATATATCTCTAGCTTTTGTCATATTTTATTTCTCCTTAGTATTGTAAGCTAACGCCTCTAATTCTAGCTTCTTTAGAACCAGATGCTTGATTAGCAAAAGATATTTTGTATTTTAAACTTGTTCCTGCTGTTACCGCTAAGTCATTTACTTTAGCCATTTTAATACCAGTAGAAAAATCTGGTAAAGCTGTAAGTGTAGCAGTTGAATAATTAGAACCACCATCTGCTGATAACTGTAGAACAATGTCTGTATTTAATGCGTTAGTACCTGCGTTGTCTTGGTAAGTAATAATAGCACCCATAGAAGATACTGAACTATCTGCTGTGATTGTTGTACCAGTAAAGTTACCTGTTGCATTAGTTCCAGAAAGATTTGAAACAGAAATAGAAGATGAACTTCCAGTACCTCCACCTCCAGTACCTCCACCTCCGTTTGCTCCATTTCTTCCTGTTGAATTAGTGCCTGCAGCACCACCGCCGCCACCAGTTGCAGTTTGATTTCCAAAGATTGATGATGAACCATCATTTCCAGTGCCTGTAGTAGTAGCACCACCTGCTCCTACTGTTATTGAATAAGTTGTAGATGCTTCAACAGGATATGAAGTAAAATGTATAACTTCTCCTGCTCCGCCTCCACCTCCCATACTTCCACCACCGCTTCCGCCACCACCAACAATTAAAACTTGAATTGTTCCTGATGCACCAGCAGTAAAATTCTTTGTACCTGATGTCGTTGTGTAAGAAATAAGAGTATCTGTTCCAGATACTGTAGAAGCTGAACCTCCAGTTTGAGTGTAACCTGATTGTTCTGAAGTAGTAAATCTGACCATAACAATACCAGAACCACCAGCACCTGATGTTCCACCTGGCCAACCTCCACCGCCTCCACCGCCTCCAGTGTTAGCACCTGCGTTTCCTCCTGCTTCACTTGCTTCCGAACCGCCTGATTGACCATTAGAAGCATTATTAATTCCGTTTGTATCTCCAATTCCTGCTCCTTGACCATATTGACCTGCACCTCCACCGCCACCGCCTAGACCGCCTTCTCCACCACTTCTAGCATTGTAGCCGTTACCTCCACCACCACCTCCCCAGTAGTAGTTATTGCCATCAATATTTATTTGAACACCTTGTCCGCCATTTTCACTTGTAGATGACGTTGAAGAACCTCCACCTCCACCTGCCCAATATGGATTAGAGTTATTTCCTGCTCTACCATTATTTCCAGAATAAACAGTTGCAGAAGCTAAAAGAGTAAATGCACTAGACATGTATTCATTTACATTTCTAAAAACACCTGAGCTTGTATCAATCCCAGTTGCATCTTGAAACACATCAACTGAACTAGAGTTTGTACTGTAAGCTGCTTTGTCGTTATCTGATGCTTGTCTTAAAGCAAGTGTAGAAATATCGTTTACAATTTTGTTATCGTCAAATGATGTTGCGTGTTGTGATACACTTGATTGACTTATTCTATCATCAGCAAAAGTACCTGAAGTTATTGCACTTGCAGGATAATCATATTTAATATCTTTGTAATTAGCCATTATTTATCTCTCATTAACCAACCTTGAGTAGCGTTATAGTAAATCAAACTAAAACCTGCTCTTTCAGTTGCTACAGTTAAGTCAGAAGCATCTCCTTGAATGTTCTGTGAGTTTCTTCCAACGGTTAAGTTATTTGTGTCAAAGCTACCAGTGACATCTAAAAATCTTACTTCATCATTTTGACTTGGTGATGCAGGTAGTGTTGCTGTAACTGCACCACCTGAAGTGTCAACGTAATATGCTTTTCCTACTTCTGCTGTAAACGCACTTGATTTACTTTCCCAAACAAATCCTGCATTACCAAATTCTAAAGCATTACCTGCACTATTAACTTTTAAAACTTGTCCTTCAGTTCCAAGAGCAGGAACATCATTAGCATCAGTGATACTAAAGTTTGATAAAGTAAATGTTCCGTAAGCGATAACTTCTAAAATATCGTTAGCTGAAGCTCCACTAGCTAATACGATTGAGTTACCTGAAGTTGCTGTAAAATCATCTCCGTTTACTAATTTTACACCATTAAGATAAACGTCTGCAAATCCTGCATCATAAGCAAGTGTGTTTCCATTATCATCAGCACCAGTAAATGTAGTTTGTGATGCTGTTGCTGTGTACTTAAATCTATCTGCTGTTCCATTAACTGCTGAACCTGCGTTTATCCAACCACCACTTGAGTACACCTTCATGGTATCTGAAGCGGTATCAAAATATAAATCTCCTAAATCTAAAGCTGAACCATCTGGGTCTTGAGTTGGTGCTGTTGCTGAAGCACCTAGATAAGTGTTTCCAAAACTGTTTACTGAAGCAAGATTAGTTGCGACTGCATTTACTGAAGCAATATCTCCGCCTACTGCGTTTACATTACTTATATCTGTAGCAACTGTATTAATGTTTGCTGAATTAGTATTAACAGAATTAATATTAGCTTCGTTAGATGCAACGGCATTAATGTTTGAACTGTTATTTGCAACAGAAGTTACATCTGCTGAAATTCCTGAAACTGTAGTTACGTCAGAGTTAATACCTGCAACAGTCGTAATGTTTGCATTGTTACCTGCAACAGTTGTGATGTTAGCATCATTTCCTGCTACAGTATTAATATTAGTATTATTACCTGCTACTGTGTTTACATTAGCAATATTTGTAGCAACTGAATTTACATTTGAAATATCTGTAGCTACCGTTCCAATATCAGCTTCATCACCTGCTACTGCTGTAACGTCTGATGATATACCTGCAACGGTTGTTACGTTGCTTGAAATACCTGCTACTGTAGAAATATCTGTATCATTACCTGCAACTGTAGTTACATCTGCATTTATTCCTGCAACTGTGTTTACGTTGGCAATATTAGTACCGACTGTATTTACGTTTGCTATATTTGTTGCAACTGTATCAATCTCTGAAGTTGCTTCGTTTAAATCATTTGCAACAGTTTCTACTTCTGAAACCGCTTCTGCTAAATCATTAGCTACTGCAATAACATCATTAATGTTTGTTGCTACTGTTGTAACTGAAGAAATATTTGAAGCTACTGTTCCAATATCTGTCGCATCATTTGCAACAGCAGTTACATCACTAGCTATTCCTGCTACTGAAGTTACATCTGAACTAATACCTGCCACTGTATTAATGTTAGGTAAGTTAGTTGTTATAAATCCTCTGTTTACAGCATCATTATTATTTACTGGGTCTGCAACATTTTTAATGACTTTAGACCTTGCATCAAACTTATCATCTGTATCAAGAGCCATTTTTGACTCAACTTCATCAAATGTTTCCTGGGCAATATAAAAATTCTGGTCAGCACTTTGGTCTAAATCTG